CTACTTCGGTGAGATTGCAACTATGGGTGATTCCGTTAAGATTATCAAAGAACCCGAAATCACAGTTAAGGCTTATGCACGTGGTACAACAATCACACCGCAAGACCTTGATGACGAAGACTTCAGCCTAACAATTGACAAAGCTAACTACTTTGCATTTAAGGTTGACGACATTGAAGAAGCACACTCACACGTTAACTTCCAGTCTCTGGCAAGTGACCGTGCTGCGTATCGCCTAGCTGACCAGTTTGACCAAGACGTTCTTGGCTACCTAACTGGTTTCAAACAGTCTGCAATTCACGGCACACCAGATACAGTTAACGATGTAGTCAATGGCTCAAACGCTGTTGGTTCTACAACTGACGAACTACTTGCATCAATGAAAATTGACGCGGCAGATTTCGGTGGTTCTGGTGGTGATGCACTTGCACTTCAGCCACGTACTGGTGGTGCAACAGACTCAACTCCTGCAGCTGGTGATACTTTCCCACTGACAGTCATTGCTCGTATGTCACGTCTGCTAGACCAGCAGAATGTGGATACACAAGGACGTTGGTTGGTAGTTGACCCTGTATTCATGGAACTGTTGAAAGACGAAGATTCTCGTCTGTTCAATGCTGACTTTGGTGGTTCTGGTCTTCAGAACGGTCAAATTGGTACGCAGATTCATGGCTTCCGTGTCTATACCTCTAACAACCTACCAGCAGTTGGTACAGGTCCTTCCTTTACAGGAACGAACTCCTCAACTAGCTTTGGTATGATTGTTGCAGGACATGACTCAGCGGTAGCAACTGCAGAGCAAATTAACAAAACAGAAACATATCGTGACCCTGACAGCTTCGCTGACATTGTTCGTGGTATGCACCTGTACGGTCGCAAGATTCTTCGTCCAGAAGCACTTGTGAACGCTAAGTACCATTTAGCATAGGGGAGATTTAAAAAATGGCTACAATTACTGCTACTCTTGCTCCTGCTATGGGTAATTCCCAACGTGGACGCAATCCGTATATGGTTGAGCAGGTAATTAATCTTACTGCTAACAGCATTAATCCTAACGGTGACGTAGTACAGTGTATCACTGTTCCTGCAAACACCAAGATTCTTGCTGCTGGTTTTCAGGTTACTTCCAGTGCAACTCAGAATACGGGTACTGACGCAACCGCTGCCCTTGGCACGGGTGCAGATGCCGATGAGTATGTAACAGCGTTTGACATTGACGGTGCTGCTGATGGTGCTTATGCACCTAGCGTAACTGTCTCTGCTGACCTTGTTATTGGCTCTGCGGATACTCTGGACCTCACCCTTGCTGGTGGTGGTGCATCCTTTACTGCTGGTGAGATTCGTGTCTTTGCCGTAATGATGGATGTAAGCGCAATGGGTGAAATGGAAGCCGCTGACGTGGCTCGTGACGCTCTAGCTTAAATAATTGAGGGGGCAGGGCAACTTGCCCCTTCATCTCTATTTTAAGGATGTATAATGGCATACACATATCTTGACATTACTAATGAAGTTCTTGCTCGTTTTAACGAAGTTGCTTTAACGAGTGCTTCGTTTTCTACTGCCAGAGGTTTTCAAACACAATGTAAGAACGCGGTAAACGATGCCATTAATTATGTATTTCAACGTGAGTTTGGTTGGGGTTTTAGCCACGCTGAACAAACAAAAACATTAGTCGCAGGTACTACTCGTTATGCTTTTGATAGCACAGTATATCATGCAGACTATGAAACATTTAGAATATCAAAAGATGCTACCCTTAGTGTATCAGGCGTTAGCTTGCGCGTACTTGACTACAAAGAATATGTAGACAAATATATTGACCAAGAAACAACAAGTGACGTAGGCGGTGTGCCTATTTTTGTGTTTAGAACACCTGATAATAACTACGGTTTATATCCATATCCAGACGCTGCATATACACTAAAGTTTGATGCCTATATAAAACCTACAACACTATCAGCTGCTACAGATGTACCATTAATACCTGAACAGTTTCGGCAGGTGCTTGTAGATGGTGCTACTGCTTATGGATATCAGTATCGTGGTGAGGCACAGCAGTATGGAATTAACTTTGCACGTTTTGAGGATGGAATTAAACATATGCAGAGTTTGTACTTAAACAGCTATGACTATATAAGGTCTACTTATTTACCAAAATCACAGAGATACGGTACTTCTATATTTCCATCAGGAGCATAAGACATGGCTGATGAATCAGGACTTAGCCCCTTTGTCTTTGCTTGTGAAGGTGGCCTAGTATTAGACCGTTCTACCTTTGCTATGCAACCCGGCATGGCTTTAGAACTACAGAATTTTGAGCCAGACATTAAAGGTGGTTATCGCCGTATATCGGGTTACGCAAAGTGGAATACAAACATTGTTCCACAAGATGCAAGTGCTTCTGAAAAAGTTCTAATGTGCGCACACTTTAATAATAAAGTTATTGCAGCACGTGGCGGTAAGATACACGAAGCTGGTAAAACAGGTTCTTGGTCACAAATAGATACAGGTAGAAGTAGTGCTGGAAAGTATACACACTTTCGCTATAATCTAGCTGGTACAGATTTTATTGTGTGGGCTGATGGTGCAAACCATGCAACAAAGTATGATGGCAGTACAGTAACAGATTTAAATGCCACAGGCGCACCTGCCAATCCAAAATTTGTAGTTGGCTTTAAAGATGCACTATTCTTTGCTGGTATGTCTAGTACCCCACAAGCAATTACTTTTACTGCTCCTTTTACTGACAATGATTTTAGTGCAGCAAATGGTGCAGGTACTATAAATGTAGATAGTAAAATTACTGGATTGTTTCCTTTTCGTGATGCACTATACATTTTTTGTGAAGAACGCATATTTAAATTAGTAGGTAATACTATTGCTGACTTTGTAGTACAACCTGTAACTAGAGAAATTGGTTGCGTCAATGGTTTTACTATTCAGGAATTTGCTGGTGACTTAGTATTCTTAGGACCGGATGGACTGCGTACAGTTGCTGGTACAGAAAGAATTGGTGACGTTGAACTTGGTACAATTAGTAGACAGATACAGCAACGGTTTGAAGGTTTAAATGATGTTGCTGAATATGATAGCGTAATTATACCAGACAAAACTCAATATCGTCTTTTCTTTTCAGACACTGATATTACACGAAATAATACTAAAGGTGTGATTGCTGTACGTAAAGGTGACGCTTACGAGTTTTCAGACTTAAAAGGTATCCGTCCTAGTTCTACAGATTTCGTAGTTACTGGTGGTGAAAGCATAGTTCTTCATGGTGATTATGATGGATATGTATATCGCCAAGAACAAGGCAACGATTTTGATGGTAACGTAATTACTGGCAAGTATCGTTCACCAGATTTATCAATGGGTGATGCTGGTATCCGTAAAACATTTCAGCGTGTAATTATTAACTATGCACCTGAAGCTGCTGTGAATGCAGACTTGTTTGTACGATACGATTATGAAGCACCTGACGTAGCAAGACCTGCTGCATACCCGTTTGATACCGCTACTGTAGTTGCTATCTATGGCACATCTGCATATGGTACAGCAACCTACGGTGGACAGTCCAACCCACTTGTACGACAATCAATTGAAGGTAGTGGGTTTGCAATAGCACTACGAGTAAACGACAGAGGAGCATCCGCACCTTATTCATTACGCGGATTTCAGTTAGAATTTGATGCAGGAGCAAGACGCTAATGGCAGGTTATACTAGACAGTCTTCATATACTGATGGAGATATTATTGATGCAGCTGATAGCAATAATGAATTTGACCAGATAGTAAATGTATTTAGTAATACATCAGGTCATAAGCATGACGGCACAGCTGCAGAAGGTCCAGTCATTGGTTTGATTGGTGACCCCGGTGTTGCTACGCCTAAAAACAAAGTTGTTGTAGATGACACAAATAATCAAATTGAATTTAGTATTGATGTATCTAGCACATCTACTGAACAGTTTGTAGTTAAAGATGGTGTAATTGAACCTACTACTGATAGCGATATTGATTTAGGTTCTAGTGGTAAAGAATTTAAAGACCTTTATATTGATGGTGTTGCATACGTTGACAGCATTGCAATGCCGACTACTACAGTCACGGATATACTAGATGAAGATACTTTATCCTCTAACAGTGCTACGGCGTTGGCTACACAGCAGTCGATTAAAGCATATGTGGATACGACAATTACAGCGCAAGACCTTGACTTCCAAGCAGACTCAGGTGGCGCACTTAATATCGACCTTGACAGCGAGACTCTCACGCTTACAGGTGGCACAGGCATTGATACTAGCGGTTCAAGTAATACTGTTACTTTTGCTATTGACAGTACTGTAGCTACCCTTGCAGGTTCACAATCATTAACAAATAAAACTATTGATGTTGATAATAACACTGTATCTAATATTGAGGTAGACAACCTAAAGTCAGGTGTTCTTGACACAGACTTGTCTAGCGTTGCTGGTACAGACACTACACTAGCATCTGCTAAAGCTATTAAAGCATACGTAGACGCACAGGTAACTGCATCTGACCTTGACTTTCAAGGTGATAGCGGCGGCGCACTTAGCATTGACTTAGATAGTGAGACACTAGACATTGCTGGTGGCACAGGCATTGATACCTCTGGTTCTAGTAACACACTGACTGTTGCGATTGACAGCACAGTAGCTACGCTTACTGGCTCACAGACGATGACAAACAAAAGCCTGACAGCACCTGTTCTTACAGGTTCAGCTTCTGCTGCTGGCTCTATCCTTTTTAAAGAAGACACAGATAATGGCACAAATGCTGTAACACTTATTGGTCCTGCTGCTACAGCAGACATAACTGTTACACTGCCAGCAAGTGCTGGTACAGTTGCATTGACTTCTGACATACCTTCTTCTGGTATATCTAGTGGTAATGTAGC